GTACCAACCTTACCTGAACCGGAGCCGTTCGTGTTAGCGTTACCACCAGCACCACCTGCACCACCACCTCTTCCATCATCAGCACCACCAGCACCACCTGCGGCAGCTGGAGTAGGTGTCGAAGCACCATTTGAACCAGCACCACCAGAACCAGCACCACCACCGCCGCCACCTGGGTTTACAGTGTTAGGAGGTGACTGACCACCAGCATACTTTGTAGTACCAACTGAGTTAGCAACGTCACCACCAAGACCAGCAACAGCAGAAGCAGTAGATCTCTTACCAGCAACAGCTTTAACACCATTTGCCGTAGTTGTTGGTTCGTTGTTTGCAGAAACATTTACCCAACTGTTCGCTCCGTTTGCACCAGTCGAAGAACCAAGACCGCCAGCACCAACAACAATAAACAAGTTGGCTCCTGGAGTAACTGTTAGATTTGTAGTGATCGCATAAGCACCACCACCACCACCAACACCAGCGTTGTCGTTGTCGCCAGCACCAGCTCCCCAAGCTTCTACGTTAACAGAAGTGATACCTGCTGGAACAGTCCACTGGAATGGACCAGTAGAAGCAGGTCCCCATGTATTAGAACCTCCTGCAGTTGCAGGAACAGAATAGAAAAATTCACCTAGAAAAAACGAAACCATATTATCGAGAGTCCTTCATAGATTGATTGCCTCTCCAAGTAGTACCGGAGTCATCTGTCAAGAACACGAAGATGTCTGTGTTTGTTGACAAAGTTGGCGCAGTAGCACTTGGCCACTTTGGAGTATTAGCCCACGACATTGTATTTGTTCCGCCATTCGCAATCTTAATCAAGCACGCATATGCGTTAGCTGGAGTAGATGTGAAATAGATGTTGCATGGCGAACCATTTGCAGTTATTGTGAAGTAGTTACCAGAAGCGCAGTTGATATTGAAGTTGTTACCAGATCCCAGAGCAACAATTTTTACAGCATATGGGCTTGCAAATACTACGTTACCAGAGAACGTGTGTGTGTTTGTCCAAGCATATGTTGAAGCTTGGTTGACAGATGCAGCACCTGGAGATGCCCAATACAGAGCTGTACCATTTGTCGATAGAATCTGTGTTGCAGTTCCAACAGCACCATTCGCTAGAATAGTAACTGTGTTAGAAATGATAAGTGTTGTTGAGTTTGCTGTAATTCCTGGTCCTGCCAAGAACGTCGCAGAGTTAGCTGCAAGCGTCGCAACGTTAGATGCTAATCCTGCAGTTGTTTGGAATCCTGCTGCAGCCGTACCACCAAGGTTAGTTGCGTTGTTCGCTGTCAGAGCAGTTCCAGAGAAGATCGTCGAGTTAACTGTAGCATTGACAGTAGAGTTACCAAGAGAGATCGTATTCGATGTCTTAATGAATGTGAATCCAGCAGTACCGTTAGAAACTGCCGAATCGTTGAAAATAACCTGCGTATTCGCACCACCAAGAGATGCAGTAGACGTTGCCCAATAAGTCGCTGTACCATTCGAAGTCAGAAGCTGTCCAGCAGTTCCGTATGAACCGTTAGCCTGAATACCTACTACAACAGTAGAGTTTCCGAACAGAACGTTTCCTTGATGGAATGTTGTTCCGTTAATAGAAACTTTATCGGCAGGAGCATTGTTACCAAATCCTACGTTTCCGTTAGCTACGTGGAATACTGCTGTACCGAATGTGAATACGTTAGATACTGATGTGTTAGCATAAGTAGCAGCATTCGCAGTAAGAACGGCTACGTTAGCAGCAAGACCAGTTGTAGTCTGATATCCAGAAGCAGCGGTACCACCTAGATTGGTAGCATTGTTTGCAGTCATCGTAGCAACGTTAGCTGCTAGTCCTGCAGTTGTCTGATATCCAGATGCAATAGTTCCACCCAAGTAAGATGCGTTATTAGCAGTTCCTGAATATACAGTAGAGTTAATCGTAGCATTTACGGTTGTATTACCAAGTGCAATCGTATTCGAAGATTTGTTGAATGTGAATCCTGCAGTTGCGTTAGAAACCGTAGAATCATTGAAAGGAACTTGTGTGTTTGAACCTGGAGCTGTAGAACCGGCAATTGTCGACCAATATGTAGCAGTTCCGTTCGATGTTAGAAGCTGTCCAGCAGTTCCGAACGAACCGTTTGCAGCCAATCCAACAGAAATTGTTGAGTTGCCAATTAATACGTTGCCTTGGAAGAACGTCGTCCCGTTAACAGATAACTTATCTACAGGAGCATTGTTTCCAATACCGAAGTTACCGTTTGCAACGTGATAAGCAGCAGTTCCTACTGTAAATACGTTTGCAAATGAACCGTTTGAATAGTTAGCTGTGTTTGCATCGATAGTAGCAATGTATGCAGCATTGACGAATACACCAGTTGTATTAGCAACAATACCTGTATTTGGAAGAAGCGAAACTGTTCCAGTAACGTTGATAGGACCACCAGTCATGCCTACGCCAGTGTTGACCTGCGTCAATGTACCACCAGAAACACCAGCAACAGCTGTCCAGTATGTTGTGTTGCCATTTGTAGTTAGAATCTGACCTGCAGTTCCTAGAGATCCATTCGCGAACCAACCACCATTAGTAGAAAGATGTCCAGTCATGTAAATAGTATTAGCGTAAATGCCAATATTATTCGTTCCCTGATACTGTATTCTAGTATTGGAAGTAGGTTCAAATGTTACTACTGATGTTTGTAATACCGACATCGGAATCCTTTAAATCGTTTGTGAAGCAGCTATAAACATCATAAGATTACCAATCGCGCACCATTTGCCACTGCGAGTGTTTTGCCTGTTGTAATAGTTATAGGACCTGCAAGTATAGCAGAGTATCCTGTTGGAATTGTGTAGTCATTAGCAATTGTCTGATAGTTCATTGCAACAACACCAGGAAGTACTGCAGAACTGTTTATCGAAGTATTGCCAACAGACATAGTATTGGAAGACTTATTATACGTGAATGTTGCCGATCCATTAGAAGTTCCAGAATCATTAAACTGGACTTCTGTATTAGATCCACCAGTAGAGATACTGGAGTTAGCAATAATCAAGCTTCCATTAACAACTACTGATCCATTCGCATATACAATGAACCTAGAGACGTTGTCAGTCTTTAGATGCATCAGCTTAGAATCTGCAGCAGATGCAAAGTTATTTACATTAAATCCAATACCATCATACGAATACGCTGCATTGGAATATGTTCCAGTAATATTTGATATCCTGATTGCCATTAATCGAATTTCACTTCTATAATGTTATCAGTATAATAGTCTTGTTCATTTGTTCCTGTGAAGTGTTCTTCCAAAGCAATCCATCCGAATGGGAACGGAAGTCCCCAATCATCATCACATTCTAGAAACAAAGAGGAATCGATAGTAGTTGGTCCATCAGCCTTAAAGAAAGTATTCGCAGTTAGTTCCAGCTCAGAATTGCGTCCTTCGATCGCAGTCTTTGCGTCATCGATATTCTGATTGACAAGTTCGATATACTGATCTCTAGTTAATACGGTCATTAGTCTCCATAAGCGAATACATTATCGCTTCCTGTCGATGGGTTGGTTGGACCTGTTGTGTGTCCCTCTTCTAAGTCAGGAGCACCTTCATCACCAAGCGCAACAATTACTCTCTTTCCTTCAATATAAACGTTGCGAGCACCAGTCTTTGCAATCAAATCGCCTCGAACGTGATCATCTTGATCGCCTTCTACTGCCCACAATTTGCCATTAACTTCTACTGAGCTTTGATTGATAACTACTGTAGAAGAACCGCAGAATCTTGAATCTGTTTGTCTGTGTGCTTTAGGCATTTATCCTCACGGTAAGTTATATCCGAGTGCAGTTGTATATGATGATCCAATAGGCGAAATCCAATAAACTGCTGAACCATTTGACGATAATACTTCACCAACAGTACCAACATCATTATTCACAGATAGTGCTACACCATTCGCAATCGTAATTGCAGTAGCATTGATTGTCATCTTTCTGTTAGCAGACGTTGTACCATTCGCGTGGAAAATAATTTCTTTGGCGGAAGCAGTACCAATTGTTAGGTGGGAATTAGATGTGTAAATGTAACCATCTTTAGCTCCACCAATTGAAAAGGTAGCATTTGAATATGTAGACGAATTGATACCGATATCAAGGAAATCAATTTCGTTGTTTCCTGAATCAGCTGTTAGAACGAAGTCTGAAGAAGCATTAGAACCCGTGTTCGCATTCTGTACAATTACCTGCACGAATGTGTTGGCCGTTCCTTTGAATTCGCCAACAGATGTCGTTCCGAATGCAAATCCAGATCCAACATTGACACCTACTTTGTTTCCAACTGATAGAGTATCTGTAGTCTTGTCGTATGTTAATCCAGCATCACCACCAAATGCCGTAGAATCATTGAACTGAATCTGAGTATTAGAACCACCTGGAGATCCGCCAGGGCCTCCAGATACTGTTGACCAGTACACTTTAGATGCACCGTCAGTAGTCAACACTTGCCCAGGAGCGGCTCCGATAGAGCCGTTCGCTGAAATAATTCCTGAGATTGTCAGATTGACTTGATTGGCGCCAACAGTGATAAGAGTCGAGCCATTAGATGTATAGAGAATCTGATCAGGCATGTTCAACGCAAACTCACCCGCAGCAATGTACTGCGTGTTAGAAGAGTTAGTTGTATTAGGCGTACGACCGGCTGTCGATGTACGCTTTACCTGAATAACATTATTTGCCATATGGCATCCCTATAAATCTGATATCTATCAGAGGTAGAAAAGTTATTTAACTTTTTCAGCTTTCTTAGTAACAGCAGCTTGCAATCTTGCAACTTCTTCTGTCAATTGATTCACTTGAGTAGTTAAACTATTTATCGTCTCTTGAGCAATTTGCAGATGAGTATTCAAAACTAATTCAGACTTCATCAAGTCAGTGATCTTCTGCACAGACTTTTCAATGTACATGTTAATGAATTGTTGATCCATAATATATCCTTCAAATTAAAAAGTTCCTCCATCCAGTGTGCCATACGCTGGAAGGTTGTTTGTGATCTGTAGTACCTGTCCGTTTGCGACCGAACCAGGAACTGACAACTTAGACAATGCAGTGGTTGTAGATGCGTAAAGAACATCACCAACTGCATATGTATTTGTTCCCGTACCACCTGCTGTAGCTGCTAGTGGTGTTGACAGAGCCAACGAGTTAGCAGTGAATGTAGCTGATACTGTGGAGTTTGCAGTAATATTTATTGCAGACGAATTGACGACAAATGCTCCACCTGCTCCCCATGGAATCAAGTATGATTGTAGAGAACCGGTTGCAGTATTGGTAGACGTATCAATTGTCGTACCAGTATTTGGATTTGTGTTCGAGACAAACACACGATATACTGGATTCGAGTTAGAAGACGAAGCAGCAACACGAACGATACCAGAATACCAAGTAACTGTAGAGTTACCACCTGGCGAATAGAATCCTGTATCAACAGCATCTGCAGTAGTATTGTTTCTACCAAGCTCGATGATGTTGTCATTAACAACCAACGTTCCAACGTCAATCGTTGTTACTGTTCCCGAAACGATTAGGTTTCCAGATACTGTAACGTCGCGAATACGCAGAAGTGCCGAAGTCGCATCTACGTTAGCAGATGTGATTGTTAGATTCGATGTGATATTCGTGTTCGTACCAGCAATTACTAGGTTACCAGAAAGTGTTCTAGAATCTGTATTCTGAACGTACGAAGCAGCAGCAGTACCACCAAGGTTGAATGCATTGTTAGCACCAGTCGAGTTAGCAACTGCAGAACCGTTAAATGCAAGAATTGTGCTGTTTGCTGTAGCGTTGACTGTAGAGTTACCTACCATCAAGCCAGTCAACGATACGTTAGCGAACGATGCTAGAGTGTTTCCAACAATCAATCCTGTCTGAGACAATACTGAGTTTGTCGTAGTATTTGACTGAATCACCAACGCTGTTGAAGTGTGCGTAGAGTTAATCGTTGAGTTACCAACCATGAACCCAGCAACCGCAACGTTAGCAAATGACGAAAGTGTATTACCTACGACCAATCCAGTTTGGAGGATTGTTGTGTTTGTAGTTGTGTTCGACTGAATTACTAGAGCAGTAGACGTGTGCGTAGAATTGATAGTTGAGTTTCCAACCATCATTCCTGTGATAGACAAGTTAGCGAACGATGCTAGAGTGTTTCCAACTACTAAACCAGTCTGCGTCAATACAGCGTTGGTTGTCGAGTTTGATTGAACAAGTAGCGTTGTCGATGTGTGTGTAGAGTTAATAGTTGAGTTACCTACAAACACGCCTGCAGTTGAAAGATTAGCAAACGAGTTAAGCGTATTACCAATTACTAAGCTGCCTGATGTTATTACGGAGTTAGTAGTTGTGTTTGCTTGAACTGTCAGCGTCGTCGACGTATATGTAGCATTGATTGTAGAGTTACCTACCATCATTCCCGCAAGAGATACGTTAGCGAACGATGCTACTGTGTTTCCAACAACTAGACCAGTTGACGATAGAGTCGAGTTAGTAGTCGTATTCGATTGAACAATTAAAGCTGTCTGAGTTGCAGTAGCATTGACAAGCGTATTACCAATTGACAAGCTGTTATTCGAAGCAAGCAGACCAACAGAAGTCGAGTTGATTGTACCAACTGCAGCCTGTGTTGAAGTAACTGTTACAGAGCTGACAGAGTTAGCAATCGTCAAAGAAGGAGCTGCAGTCGTAGTTGTATTGCCAGATGCAATTGCACCTGTGTTTGCGATCGAAACTGAAGGAGAAGTAGTTGTGTTACCAACCCATGTGATTGCAGTTGTGTTAACTACAAGGTTAGCACCGAACGTAACTGTGTTCTGGAAGATGTGAGTGTTAGTCCAAGTGTACGTAGCAGCAACGTTAGTACCAGCAGCGGAAGCGGCACCCCAATATGTATTCGTTGTACCACCACCTGAATATAGAATCCATCCAGATGTACCAGGTATACCGTTAGCATTTAGAACTGAGACGTCTACGTTGGCTGCAAAAACACGATCAATACCAGATGTGGAATTCGCTACTAATGCTTGGTTTGCAGTTAATGTTCCTGGGATTCTCTTACCACCAATAGGAATAACTGCGCCACCTGCTGGATCACCGATGAATAGGTGCTGAGATACTGTTGAGTATGCCAATTCACCATTCGCCAACGATGCTGGCGTTGCAGTCCCTGTAGAACGTTTAATCTGAATTAAGTTATTAGCCACGATCCGCTATCCTTTTTTTATTTTATTTTTGTACAGCTTGTCGCGATATTTATATCAATTAAAAACTTCCTGCATCTATTGGATTCAAGATGTTGTTTGCTGAAAGATGTTCTACAGTATAGTTTTCTGTACTTGGATGATAAACAAGAGGATCTCCGTCTACACCACCTGCAACAACTACGTCTGCCATACTTCCGAGCTTATTTACTACAGAAGATGAAGTAACTGTAAGTGGAGTTGCTAGAGAAAGAGATCCATTTGCATTGCGAATAGTTGCTACAACTGCCGCAGTTGGACGTCTTACTTTACCAATTGTTATGTTTATTGCCATTTAGTTACCGCTGGATTAATAGTCAGAATTCCTTCCATTAATCGAATAATGTTATTTGAACCATCCGCAAGTTCTACGTCATATACGTATCTTCCGGATTCTACGTTTACTGTTGCGTTTGCGCTCAATGATAGAATCAATTGTCCATTAGAAAGCGAAGTAGTAAAGGAAACCGAGTTGTCAGACATATAATGCTTTCTGAACTTCGATTTTACTGAATATCCAGTTACGTCAAGAGCATTGCCAGATTGATCATTTAGCTCGACAGTCAAGTTGAATGTCGTAGCCTGATCCGCAGTAAGATTTACCTTATTTGTCATCTGATTTCTGTTGACCTTTTAATTTATTCGAGGATAATCACTATGTGGTTTAAAGAGATACTATAGAAGCTTAGATAACTACAGTGATCTTAGTACCTTTGACTTGTAGGTTGTTGATAGTAGGTGTTCCTAGAAGCCTACAATGAGATGCATTAGCGTCCGAAGAGAATACTACTAGTTCAGTGTTGGAATAGATCAATCCGTAGTCATTCAGCAATGAACCAGATCCATCAAAAATCATTAGTACCTTGGATAGTTGGTGACCATTGCCTGCATTGTTCTTTACTGTGATTACGTATTCTGCTGCTCTTGTTTCTGAAATTGGGAATGCATCTAATACCTGAGATGTAAGTCCTGATGTTGCGACGTTAATTGTCTGCATGAATGACATTGGTGCAGCATTAACGGAGATCGATGTAGAATTGATTACTACGTTAACTGATGAGTTACCAATGTATAGCGCAGAAGCATTGACAGATACGTTAGATCCGACTGTAAGTAGTGTCGCATTAACTGCTACGTTAGAATTGACTACTACTGTACCATTTGAACTTGTGATTGCATTTGCTGTTAATGTATTAGCTTGAAATGTACCTGTTATCGAAGCATTACCAGTTGCGGTATTGGAATTTGTCGTCACCACATAGTTAGTCATTGCATCCGCTACCTCATTCAGGCGGGATTTCATATAATCTACTGTGTGGCCAGAAGCCAGAACCGTATTTGCAACTGTAATCGTCATTTATTTAATTTCTCTGCTATACTGGTTAACAACGACTTGATTTGATGCATTTCAGAGGATAAAGATGCAACCTGTTGTTTGATTACATCTATATCCTGCGAAGATCTCTTCTTAGCTTTGTATGCTTGAAGTGCTGCGTTATCTGTATTTATCACAGCACCATTATTGTTTTTTGCACGGACGAATCCATCTGATGATTTCAATTTTCACCTTTAAAATTAAATCTGCAAGGCAATTCCGCGTACGTCATTCAACTTAGGAACAACTACTGGGTTAGATGACAGAAGAACCAACTTGATAGCAAACTGCTTGAATCCAATGAATCTCGATCCAAGTGTGTTTGTATATTCAACGATTCCCTGATTTCCAGCAGTACGCAGAACGAAGCTGATAGAAGCAGCATTAGTTGCAGCAAGACCATTGTCAACTGTCAGAGATGTTGTATTTGCGATGTTGGTTACTGTTCTGATAGCGAAGTAGCTTCCAGCCTGCACCTTGATCACGTCTCCGACTGTTAGTTCTGTAGTAAATGCTGTTCCAGTTCCTGTTAGAACATTTGAATTATTTGCAATTGCAACTGTTCCAGAGATTGGATTGTATGCATCAGACACTACGTTTGCAAATGCTCCCGTACTTACTGCGTTAATCGAAGGCATTGTAAACTTGTATTCGATGTAGTCCTTCGAGTTAGTTGGTGACGAGTATGTCGAATCTGATCCATTATCATACTGCATCAACGACCATACTTTATCAGAGAACTGGTCAGGATCCTGAGCATTCCATACTTTCGCATATACCTTAACGTCTGTCTGATAAGGACGATGTGCTGTCAAAAAGATGTTCAAGTCTTCTGCATCTTGTCCATCTGCCAGAACAATTGTCTTAGAAACGTACTTAGAGATCGCATTACCGTAACGCGTGTGTTCATTTGTTACGTCATTGTTGATCAGATTCTCAATAAAGAATCCTGCTTTTCTAGACAAGTTGATTACTGGCGAAACGAAGTCAGATTCAGAGAAGATGTCAATCTTGAACTTAGAAGACTTGACAGAGCTCAATGATACGATTTCGTTTGACTTAGACATCAAATGACGTTCAAAGTCTGGGAACTCATATTCCAACTCATTAGTAACGACTGAATAAGATGGATCAACTAGGTTAGATGTATTTGTACCTCTGAATGATGTCTTGATTGCTGTTCTAGAAGGCTGTAGAAGACCAAACTTAGGAACAACAGCATGATATTTCAAATTGTCTACAGAAATTACGTTTGCATAAGCAATTAGCGTATTTGCAGTTAGAAGTGAAGTATTTGTCTTATCTGCTGTTCTGTAGATCGCAATCGTTGGATTTGTTGTAGAACTGAATCCGCCATTGTTAGATCCGTATAGCCATACCTTTCCAGTTGCCTCATCGAAGTAATCAATTGTTGCTACTGGATTTGAATTCGCCTTTAGAGTAAAGCTTACTAAGTTTGCAACGTTCGCAGTATTAGCTGACGAGTTAACAGAATATACAAGGTCGCCTACATTGATTGAATATCCTGTATTTGCCTTTACGAATCCATCGATCGTTAAGTATTCATCATCGTCATTGTCGAACATTGCTGTTCCGACTGATGCAGTAAAGCGAGCACGATACAAGTTAAACTTGATGTCTTCCTTCTGAATCGCTGTCCATGTGTTCTGATTTGCAGAAATGAACATTGTTCCAGAGTACGGATTAGAGAATACTTGTTCGTTTGTTTTAATGTCTCTTTCACCAGTCTTACCAACCCAAACGATATATTCAGGTGAGTTAGCATCTGGCTGCACAGTAAATGCATACTGTTTGTTCGAAAGAAGATAGATTGGTTGATTCAACGAGAAGATTGTTTCAGTTGCACCATCAGCCGACACGCTGATCGAGCTAGATGCAAGATATCCTCTTCCGATAATCTTTGTTGCATCTGGGAACCCGTCCTTCATTTCAGAAATAAGAACAGAGCATCCTAGAGTAGAATCCTTCGCTTTGAAATACACACCAACACGAGTCAAGAAAATGCCTGAAACGTCTGAAGGTACATTTTCGATCGAGAACGACTGAGTGATTGGATCATCTCCACCGCCACCACCGTCACCAGAGCTAGAAGATCCAGCGTCTGTTCCACCAGAAACAACTGGTGGAGGTGGAACGAACGGAGGAACGAATGGAATAATCGTTACTGTATTTGTATATGCAGTCTGCGTAGTAGATGTAGCAGAGATCGTGTGACCAATAACTGGCTGAGTAACTGTTAGAGTCGAAGACCCTCTTGTTACTGACAAGTCATCAGCAGTGAATCTAGCCTTGCCCGAAGTGATCTGAGCATCCGCTCCAACCTGCAAGCTATCAACGTTAGTAATCTGGAATACTCTGTCACCAGTTCTGAATTGACCAGCTGGAATTCTGAATAGACCATAAACGTTACCAGTCGAATCTGATACTAGACCAGATCCATAAGCTGCAGACTGAGAAACGATCTGATTCTGCTGAGCACCATATAGAGTTGAAACATTAACTCCTGATAAAGTACCTTGAGCACAATATGCGTCTATATTGACGTCATCGAAGAATGCATGCAATGTAGTATTTGGCTTTAGACCAGAAACTGTGAATGCAATAATCTGTTCACGAATATATGGTTGAATCGATACGTCTGTGATGTATGATCCGAGATTATATTGTGTTGTTGTAGTATTGACTGCTAGAGATGAGATTGTCTGAGACTGAGTAGTAGTAGTTGCTACCGAAGTAGAAACAATCTGATTACCAGCTCCATCCACAACCGTTCCTGACGAAACAGAAGTAGACGATGCAACAGTTCTCCAGTCACCGTAAATTGTACCAAATGGTGATGAAGCAAATTGCTGCCAAGGTGTAGACAAGTCTACGTTTACGTTGATATTTGGAGCAAGCGTTTCATCCCTGTGAATATCGTACGAAGGGAACAACTGAACAGTTGCTCTCCATTCCCAATTGCTTTCGCAAGCAACTCGGTAGTTTGTAGCATATCTCTGAGAAATATACATTTCAGAATTATAAGGAAGTGTCAGGATCGCATTTGACTGCTGAATATTCGCTGAGTTTGACGAATTATACTTTACATCAATATCATGCTTGTCGTAGATAGGACGAGCAACTGTCAAATCAGGATCGATCGCAATTCTATATTCGAAGTCAGAAACGTTACCAATATTATGCGAATTGAATGGATCTGCGAAGATACCGTTCTTGAATCTGTCTAGCCCGTTTGTATCAGGGATAGTCATGTCCTTAGCTTGCTGTTCTAACGCATTTAGAACGGTGTAGTACTCGATTCTTTGAATCTTAGCATCCAACACCCCAATATCACGCATAGTATAGCGTTTATTGGTCTTTAATGTTGTAGTAACAGGCTTGACGAACTTGTATCCTTCGATCTCACGGGTTGTTGGAGAAGGATACGCAGGAACGAATGCTTCTGCAATCGCACTTTGATCATTCTCAACAAATGGAGGACGAGGAAGAACATTTGGTTCACCTCTATTAACACCGAAGCGGCCTGAGCTGTTTAGAGTGATCAAGTCGATTCGTGGCAAGTAGTATTCGAAGTCAGCTTCAATGTTATTGTCTGGAGTTACTAGATACTGACCACCTGCTGCTACTGAGAACGTATTAGAGTTCGCAGCAGAAGGGTTTACTGTTGCAGTTGCTAGAACTGTTGTATCACCAGCTGTGTTTGCCTTACGAGGACGGAAGTCGATGAAGTTTCTCAGATCGAGGTTGTTGTAGTAAGGAATATCGATTGTCTGAATAGCATTTGTGTTTGCTGTGTTTGCATCATCAATTGGATACGATTCTACAGAGAAGAATCCTACTGACGAAGCAGTATTAGCTACAAAGAAGTCGAATTCAATTGCAAAACGAGATGCAGAAGAGATCTGATTTGCATATTGAGGCTTGACAACAAGCGAAGCTAATTCATAACTAGAATCTCTTTGTCCATTGTCTAGCGTGAACCAAGAAGTTCTGTTAGGATTTGTGTTTGCGAAAGTAGTTCCTACGTATACGTTTCTGATTTTATGAACGTCTGGGAATCCAAGATTCCAAGGTCCAGTAGAGTTAGAAGACGCACAGTTAATAGTAACCCAACGGCTCTTCTTGATAACCTTAGGAATCTTCTGAGCTTGAGTTCTAAGTACTGGATAAGCTGCATATGCTGTCTGGTTAGCAGACGACAGAGTCATACCAATGTTAGCAGTAAACTGCGTATTAGAGTTAATCGTTACGTTCGCAATTGGGAGAGGCGAACCACCAACGAAGAACTTCTGATAGTTACATGTAGTATTTGTCATTGGAAGAGTATCAGATAGCGTCATCACAGTGTTATTTGTGATACCAACAACTCTTCGTACATATTGCTGTGTCGAGTTCGCATGAATACGAATCAACGATCCTACCGCGAATGATGTTGTGAACGTAGTAGATGTTCCATTAACAACCGCATTCGATGTCTGAATTGCTAGCGTACCTGTTAGATTCGCTGTGTATGCATTAGCAGATAGGAATAGGTTATAGTTCTCTGCAGAAACTCCAGATAGAACAGATCCAGTAGAGCTGTTCAACTTTTCAACACCACCCGAACCAGCAAGATCGATAGTTACCTGAATCACGCCAGTTGTATCAAGAGTACCAGCTGACTTCGTCTGAGTATAGACGAAGCTAGTATCACCAATACCAGTGTTGTTTGTTAGAGACTTTGTAGCAGATAGACCATTATAGAATAGAAGCGAATTTTTGCTTGCTTCCTTCAGAACGGCGAGACTATTTTCTAGAACAAGGTCACCCTTTACTGTTCCATATGTGCCTGATGTAGCATAGAAGCTCTTAACATCAGTCGAGAAACTCTTTCCAGAGTTCATTCTGATGTTTGTCAGGTATACCAGATAAGTTGCAGTAGGCAGCCCCTTCGTTCCGGAATTATATACCATAGAACGAATATTGCAGTATCCTACAACCGAACCAGATGCAGCTGCTGAAATGCTTTCGATGTCTGATACAGATGCTTGTGCAGTATCATATAGTGCAACTTCTTTGATCTGATTGAAGTCTGGAATACCAAGTACTTCTTGACAGATAACGTAGTTGCCGTAGTTAGCAGTTACGACCTGATTAACAGCGAATTCTGTATTTGTAGCTCTAGGAACTTCGATCTTTGTTGGACCGATCTTTTCAATACGATTGCCACGCACGAAAGCAACGCCAGGTGAAACTTCGTAGTAGAAATTTTGAGAATTGGATGAGTTAATGCGTGATTCGATTCTGAAAGGTTCTACAACATAGTCACCAGATTCTTCATATGTACGAGTAGAAAGAGTCTGTTGAAGCTTGTTATATTCAGGATCGTCCTTCTGCTGAGTAGGAATTTGATTATCAAATTCGATGATCGAGAAGAAGTTGACATTGTTTGTAGTATCTGTTCTTAGCTTAGCTACCAATGTAGGAGAAAGCTTTAGACGATGCGCTCCAGGAGCATTTACGTTTGGATATCCAAGTGCGTTATCATATAGAGAATCATCAGTATTTTCATCGACAATTGATTCTGTCGTTTCGAAACCAACTACGTATCCTGATACATTTGTAGAGAAATCAGATACGGTGATTACATGAGGATCAACTTTAGTGAAGAATCCCTTTTGGAAGATAATACCGTCAGATGCAGATACGCAGTATGCAAATCCATTAGAACTGAACGATGCATTCGAAGCAAGAGTGTTGATCGAGTCAACTAGATTGTTTGCGTAAAGAGTACCGAATTTATTCTGGTTTGCAGAGTAAACATATAGAGTATCGCCAGGAACAAACAGATTAACGTCATTATTCGCTTGGTCAGAACCAGTAGCAACATAATCGAAATACATTCTGTTAGTTTCAGGAGGATTAGCTTTAACACCATCCTTCGCGATCTTAATAACAGCACGAACAGCAGTATTTGAATCTGTTGAGTTGGTAATTAGGTATGTCTCATCCAATGACGATGGAAACAGAGCAGTATTAGAATTGAATCTGTCTTCCAACGAAATGTAGTGAGTATTTGGGTAATAGATAAGCGCAACACCGTCTACAATCGATCCGTCCTTAAAGACGTGATTGCCGAAACGTTCAATCTGATTCTGCAAAATTGACTGGGCTTGAGTTAGTTCTCTCGCCTGAATTGGGGTAGATGGACGATGCAGAATTCTGTGAAATTGTTTAGTTTCGTCGTAATCGTCGAAATATGGTGGTACGTTGAAATCTTTTTCTGTAGCCATCTATTAAAAACCTATATAGTTGTTATAAAGTATATACTTCATATTTGAATTACGATTTTGAATGTTTCGGTGTGACTATTTGATCTGGCAATATCAGCAATGTTCTGAATGTAAAGCGGAAGCAGATCTTTAGTATATATATCACCCAAAGTATTTATTGTGATCTGAGTCTGGTTGTTTGAACTATCGTAAACATATTCTCCATTAGAGAATGTTTTGTCTCCTACCAAGTAAAGTGTAGAAGAGTTAGAAAATGCAACTGTTCCTTTTGCACCAGAAGTATTTCCAACAACTGTAGTACCAACAGTATATGTCATAGAAGGAAATACAGAGAAATCTGACATTGCATTGAATGTATTACTTGTGAATGCAGATCCCTTTGATCCATTAGAATTCAATGTGCTTGGTGATCTGATGATTCCAACCTTATTGTATAATACGTCTACTGGCAGATTACCGCTTTCTGACTTATTAAATGATCCAGAGATGCCGAGCGCATCGTAGCGCAATTCGACTGCAGGATTAGCGCCATGGCCACCTGGAGGATTAACAATACAATATACAGAAGCACCAGATCCGTAAGAACTGTTCGAAACAATCGTAGCAGTTGCTCTAGAGATTCCATATCCTGTATCCACAATAACGACGTTGGCAATTGAATTAGAGAATGTATTGATCGTTGAATAAGCTTTTGGTTGCGCTTCTCCGTCAGTATCGAATACTACTTGAGGGAAAATCTTATATTCAGTTGCCGAAGCTTCGATTGAAGTCGTATTGATTACTGCATTTGTGTAAACGTAACGGCCAGTAGAAGCTGTAATAGAGAACAACTGACCAGTAGCTGAGTTCGAATTAAAGATGTATAGTCCGCTATCCTTGTAATAGTTCAGTGAAGCAAGGCCAGCTTCATCAATCTGAATAGCAGAAGAGTTGGCAAAACGAACTGTTCCGTCATTATAGACATTGTATCCAGATCCTGGATTATTAATAACAACAACGTCTAGACCAGAATAGTTATACGCTTGTGTAGCAATTTGAGTATTAGCATAAACAGGAATGTAGTCTTCAGTTGCCATCTTCTTGTAATTAGAAGAAGAGATCGAATACATATACTTCCATGTGTATCCATCTGCTTTAGTGAATGGAGCAAGTTGTTGCAAATCAGGAGCAATAGTAGACGTTGCACCATTCGCATTATCGATACACTTGTAGATGTGATAGTATCCACCAACTGTTGCAGGTTCTACACAAGCAAAGTATTGTGAATTAGATAAGTCTTTGGTGTTATCGTAACGAGCATAAGCAGTATTAGTTGTCCAGACGATATTATCAATCATCGGAACGAAATCTGTAGTAGTTAGCTTCTTACCAAATAACATATTCCAGTTATTAACGTATGCTGCAGAATAATCATCAATCGTTGTGTTCGTAACAACAGGATTGCTTACAGGATTAGCTGCAAACATGTAATAATGCGATGAATTCGCACCAACTGAACTTAGTATCTCTTGAAGGACACTATATCTGAAATTTGGTAATATGCTGCTCATTAGATTCCAATAGCCATGTAGTTAACAGTGATTGCTGTTACGTTAGCAGTTCTGACGTTTGCAGTTGTCGTATTAGCAGCAATAACCTGTGTATTAAACGTCGCATCATATGCAGACGGTCTTGCAGAAGTTGTTACTGAATACAGAGTAGAGAATGCTGCTGGAAATGTGATGTTTCCAACTGTAGTATTTGAAGAAACCGCTCCCCACTGATACAGAATACCATTTGGAAGTCTTGAGTAACCATTTGCTGCTACTGATGATGTTCCAAGAGTCAGAGTATTCGAAGTAACGTTTGCAGCTGCAGCAGTTACCGCAGTTGTGTTAATCGAAGTCGTTCCAACTACCAATCCAGTAGCTGCTAAGTTAGCAGTTGCAGATGCATTCTTCAGAGTAACGATTGTTGAATTTGAAATAGCATTTACCGTTGTGTTACCATACAGAACGTTATTTGCTACAGTTGCGTTATTAGAAGAGAATGACCAAGCTGAATAGATTTCATCAAAGTTTTGATTAGTCTTGTCGAATGCAGAACGGAGTGGATCTCCTGTTCCGTCGTTCGACACTGTGCCGATCCCAATTGTTTGTTTTGCCATTTATTAACTTGCCTTATGCTAATACTATACCTGATTCGTCTGCAGTCTTTGAACTGATGTCTGCAGTTATAGTGGAGATGTCTGATGTTGTTCTAAACGAAGCACCATACAACATCGTAGAATCGATTGTTAAATATGCGAAGTCTGCAGTAAGAACCTGAGTAGAATCTGCAACCATGAAAGCAGAAATGTCGATTATAGAAGCGTTTGTTTGTCCAGTTTGAGCTAGCTCAATGCGGTCTGTTACATTTTCCAACTTCAAGTATTCGCCGAACATTTCTGTTCCAGAAGTATGGAATGTGTCGTACAGAATGTTTCTATATTTATCAGAGGTCAAAGCAGCTCTGATTTGATATGAGAAATCCTGATAGAAATAGCTATCGTGAATATATTTATCCGAGTTCAAGAACCCGCGAGTTGTCGTCCAATATCCTGGCTGTCTTCCGATTCCTGCCTTCTTGACTAGTCCGCTTACTTCGTATACAGTATTGAATTCAGATACTGTAGCATTGATTACAGCACCATTACCTGTATTTGTACGAATTGTAATTGTAGGAGGATCAGTATAACCAGAACCTGCATATGTAAGCGATGTAGATGTAACCATTCCATTGGAGTCTGTTGATACGTATCCATTTGCAAGACGATTAGCATTTCCACCGGAAAAGATTAGAACGTCGCCATTTGTATATCCAAGTCCGCCATTTGCAATTGTCAGAGTATCAAGAGCACCATATAGGTACATCTTGATTTCTTCGTTCTGCACATAACCCTTTCCAGAGTTAATAGCAGTAACTGTTTTAATGATCGAATTACCGAAAGCAGGAATGCCCGATACATTAGAATTCAAACCTGCAATTGTTCCGTCCAACTGATTTACTGTTGGGTCATATGGAGGAAAGTTTGCTGGCAGAATTGTAGGTGCCATTCTATGTGTTGCAGAAGCTGTAGAATTGTTTACAGGACTTCCGTACAGAGCCATAGACGTTGTATTAGTTACTTCTTTGATAACGTGATGTTCTGCAGTATCACTCAAAGAACTATTTGCCTGAATAATGATCATGTCATTATTTGCAAAGAATCTAGAGAAGTTAGTACCAGTACCTGTGATTACGTTGGTAGCTGAGTTATACGAAATCGTTCCTGCTCTCGCATTTGAAACAAGAGTAGAACGAATGTGAATATTCAGCGGATCAGTATAGTTCTGTCCAGTTCTAAAGTTAGTAATAGAAGCTAGCGATCCAAATACAGAATTGGTAAATGTTAGCAGAGACGATAGAGGAGTAGATACGTTACCAGCTGGATTACCTGGGAATCCAAATGTCAACGAATTCAGAGCAACGTCTGCATAATCAGCAATGATGTCTGTGTTATATCGAATCGATCTCAAGTCCGCAAGAGATCCAATATTGAATGATGCTCCATTTCCAGAAGTATCTGCAAGTGCATTATAGATGTTTACGTTTGCAGTATCAGTAATACCGAATCCTTCGTGAGAGATCGCAAACTGAATTGTTCCTCTTCCGTTAACTGTTTCAACAACACGGACAATTCCATCAACACCTCTTGAGATCTCATCTCCAGTAATTAGGTCGCGATGAACGATCTTCAACAAGTCTCCTGCAACGAACTGTCTGCCACCATTCTGAATCTCAATCGAATCGAGAGATCCAACGACAACAGGAGCAGCAGAAACGATCTCTGGCGTCTTAGTAGCGAGTTGTGATTTTCTGATAAGCTTTTCGCCGATTGTGAAATCGCCTGAGCGAGGAGTAATGTTGCTCAAATACAATACAGAGATTAAGTTTGTATTGATTGGCTGTAGTGCGAAGCTCTCAACAACAGCAACTGTGCCAGAAGACAATCCGATGATTGTATCTCCGACATATGATTGTAGGTCGATGCTTTGATTGTTGATTTCAATATATCGAACGTCTTTCCATGTACCATCAGACGAACGAATGACATCACGTCCTGGCAAATAGATATCAACGTCTTCATTATAGATAAGTCTGAATAGAAGCTTATAACACTGAATAGATCCCTTCGATCTATAAACGTCTAGAACGTGCTTAAGCAAGAATCTCTTATTGATAATAACGTCGAACGGAATACCATACAAATACTTCTTTTGGAAGTGTACTAGAAACTCTTCTAGAGTCTTGTCGATGTCCAGATACGAGATCATGTTTCTCGAGCGATCTAGCACATTACCAGATTCTTCCATCCATTCGTAGTATGCCTTTACGAATTGGACGAATACAGGTCCCTCATCCCTAAAAATCGCTGGAAATTGATAAGGTATTAGTGGCGATATTTTGGAAATGATTTCCTGTTCGTTCATCTATTTGTTCCGATAGCAGAAACGTCGATGTCTTCTAGATCAATTGTTAGGATCGATGACTTATTGATAACAACATCCTTTGCACTCAATTCTAGATATACATTCAGAGATGTTCCGTAGAATCCAACCATCATCTTATTGATAACAGCTTTTCCTGTCGAAGAATCTAGAGTTCCGATATTAGAATTCAGTACTGTCTTTACGTTATTGATATACGTATAAACAGAAAGCTTGCCAGTCGTATCATTCTCGATGTATGATAGAGCGTATTCAGTACTTTCATCATTAGGATCGACATATGTGAATGCAGATGTAGTTAGAACTGGTCTATTAGCCAAGAACTCATGAGGCGTATTACCGAATTCGATTTCAAATGTATTGAATGTGAAAGTAGCTGGCTGCAGCTTCTTAATCATCCACACATTAGTATCATTTGATGTAATTGAACCATCTGCATCATCGATTTGTTTAACAAACTTAGAATATCTGAAGTCACCATTAAACTTTTCTAGGTTATCAGAAGAATACTGCAGAATTGTGTTTAGAACTGCATTCTCAATTTCTGATTGCGTCTTTGTAGCGAGAGCAGTATCATACTGAACCGTTGAATTGATTTTGCAATAGAAGTTCTCTGGATCAGAGATAATAACGCGAGTAGGAAGCGATACGTACTTCAATAGGTATTCTTCTACTTGCTGCTTGACGATGTCTGGTGCAATTGATCCTGTTACTGGCTTAAGAGCGATAACAACACGACCATATTGCTTTGGCTCTAGTGTTTCGCCACCATAGATTGCACAGTCAGAGATTGTTGTAGAGAAATTGCTTAGAACCAATGAGCTGTAATCATCATTCGCAACAGCTCTTTGCTGAGATGCGAAGTATCTAGGAGCATATAGCTTAATAGAATCTACTGTTTGATTCTCACCACCATTTGCAGCAATATCGATTGTTGTTACAGAAGATATAGATGTTAACTCGCCAGATCCAGTAGGATCGAAGTTGATTGCGAATGACTTAGCACCATTCGATGCAGATCCTGCGCTGATTCTATAATCCAGAACCAATTGTGAATATGCTTTAGGTTTTCTTCCGAAGATATTGTCACCGAATACGATTTCGTAATATCCATTACCAGTTGGCTGCAAGAAGAACACTTCTGATTGATCAGTTAGACCTAGCAGAGTATCTGCTCTCTTAAAGATCGTAGGAACAACAGAATCATCTTCATAAACAGCAACTGTTAGCGATGAAGTATCAACTGTTCTGTTTGTGATCTTGAATGTCTGCACATCTTCTGTTTCTAGATAGATGTACGTATCTTTGACATAGTATCCTTCGTAGATATCTGTTTCAAATGTGAATGTTGTGTTAGAAGAACCAACAGTAACTGTTTCTGGAATAGAGAATGTGTATGTCTGGCTCTTAACAATCGTAGAGAACGAAGAACCTTTTTCGATGATATAAGGCTGCGAAAGACCAGAAGCAGTAAATGTAGTGCTGACTCTTGCTTTTGATGATCTGAATGATACCGGAAGGTAGTTAAGATCCTTTGCGTGAGATGCAATAGAACTACGTGTCTGAGCAGAATCTAGGAATGCTTCTGACAGAGCCATGTTCGTGTAGAACGCATTCTTGTGAGTGTTAAACGCTAGCAAATCCAGCAAGATGTTAAGGTTCGATCCTTCAAAGTCATAATCCTTGAAGATTGCGTTTCCCTTAAGGAATTGCTTAAGACTTGCTTTTGCTGTATCGAAATCTAGATCGACGTATGTTGCTGATGTATTTGCCATGTATTATCTGATTCTCTTGACTACAGTTAATTCGAAGTTTCGGTCCGGTATATTTATGATAGAAAAAACAACTGTAATGTCGTACGAGTTTTTATCTAATCCTTCGCGCAGGACGACATCTAGAATCTTAGCTCTCGGTTCATATGCAACGCACGCTTCATTAATCTGAACGCGAATCATTTCTAGGTTAGTAGGATCGACAATTTCAAACAAAGAAGTACGAATACGAGATCCCTTATAGAAGTAATAGAACCTTTCTCCGATTGCAATCAGAATCAAGTTCTTCAATGATTGCTTCACAGATTCTTCGTTGGTTACTTTTGCCAAAGAACCTGTGATTGGATTCATATCGAAATTGATTAGAAAGTCAGAGTAAAGCTCTACCTTCTTCTTTTCTAATGTTTGAAAGTCTGCAATTGCCATTTTACGACGTTAATCCTCCGCCACCTGTATATCCTGAAGAACCTCCAGCAGGATTTAAATCGATCTTAGTAGCTTGTTGTGTAATTGGGCTTGCTGAAGCAATCTTCATTTCCCCTTGCGATTCAAATGTAGTAGTTCCCTTCGTAGAAATCTTAGTATCACCTTCAACATTAACATTGAAGTTACCACGTGCACCCAAGTATAGATTCTCGAACGATGCAGCCATATTCTTCATACCACCCATCATAACGTCTCCTGCAACAACGATTCCAGCATCACCAGCGACTTCGATGTGTGATCCTCCGGAAACCTGTAGCTTATTGTGACCTGTTACCTTCAAGTCGTTATTCTCGTCAATTGATAGAGTCATTCCACCCTTGACGAAGTTAACTGCTTCTGCATTTGTATGCGAAGTAACAGTTCCGTCTGCATGATACTCAGTGTGAGATCCAGAAGGATGAGAGATGATTAAATGCTCTTTGCCTTCCTCATTACCAATTAACAGAGTCATTCCTCCAGCAGTCTTAATAATAGTCTGTCGTGGATATTGTGAACGTTCTGTTGATTGCTTAGGATTTCTGTTCTTATCAGTAAATTCTTCTACTTCTGCCATTATGCTATTCCTGTTGCTAGGTACTGGACCTTCCAGTCACGATAATCTTTAGTCTCATTTCCATTAGCATCTAACGGTTCTTTGTTCTTAGTCTTTCTGTAAAGAGCTTGTAGAAACTCTTCTACAGGATCTTTTGTGTTGTTCTCATTCTGCTTCTGCACCTTAGAAACAGCTGCAGATGCAGCAGATAGAGCTGACATAACATTTCCAAGTCCGCCAACAGATAGATTTGCCATAATGTTCTGACCAGATTGTGCAGTCTGCTTCAAGCTATCCAGGATTCCAAATGTAGATTCTAGAATAGGAGGAGATTGAACTCCCTGCATGAACTTAGTAGCAGACGTCATATCTCCATTACCAAATAGGAAGTTACCAATTGAATTCTGCACATCTCCATTGCGCGTTTCCATTCTTTTTAGGAAACGCTGTGGCATTTGTTGTTTCTCAGCAGATTCTTTCAATTTTCCTTTGAAGTGCTGACCCATGTGTTCTAGGCGAAATCCACGAGCCCATTCGAATGAAGCCTGATCTTTGTCGTGATCTGGGAACACAGAACCGACTTCATAAGTCTTGTTCTTGTTATCCTTAGCCATTCCAGACTTCTCGGAATGTTTGTGTTCTTCGCCTTTAGCTTCTGGATGAGTATCTTGTAATCCCTCTTCTGTTCTGGTATTTGGAATAGCTGCAGCCGCAACCCATCCTTGCTGGCCGGTATTATGAGCCATAATAAGAGAGCCCTTCTCGTATGTATGAGGAGGGAACATACCAATACCACGAAGCTGAGCAAATCCAGGTGTAGATGCAGGAATCCATTGACACTCAGACGGATCAGCAAATCCTTCTGCGTCTCCTACAGGACGAACTAGAATTCGACCAGTTTTATCTGGATCGACAATATCAACTACTTCAAACGTGGAGGTTCCTATTGGAGAACCTGCAGAATGATCGCTTACATTATGAGAATCTCTTTTTGACATTTATATTACCATTGAACACAATAAAGATCTGTTGTACCATTAACGGTTACTGCTTCTCTCTTAGCACCTTCTGTAAACATGATCTGGTGAATAAGACGAGGAACGAATAGCTTCTTGTAAATTTGTTTGACTCTTCCACCTTCAACTACTGGATATACGATATCGATTCTTCCACCACACGTACAATTTAATCCGGATTGAAGAGGAATAGATGTCCAGTACTTCTGGCTATATGTTAGAGCAGTTAGAAGTGCTTCCTGAGCCTGATTGTATCCGCCAGGACCATTCTTCATTGTCGAAAGAGGTTGTTGAAGCTGATCAACAATGAACATCATATTTCTTCCGCCGAATGTTCCTCTAGAAGCTTCTGCTAACATTTCTGTTACACGAGCTTTCAAATTAGGAACTTTGGAAATGAACGGAAGTCCAAGAATACCAGCTGCTGCAGCAGGAATGTTTATAGTTGAACCGTCTTTCATATCTAGAAACTGAGCGGCATTACCAATTCCCATTGCCATTGTAGAACTGTCTGCGTTTGCTTCTCCAGGAGGCGCAAGAGGCTTGAAATCTTTTACTAGTTCATATCCCTCCATCACTTCTTTAGTTTCATTACCAGCACCTAGCTTCTGATACAGATATCTGCCCATAGTTGGCGATGCTTCTAGCAGCCATTGCATAGGAGCAATCACATATCCATTGACATCTCTGAAATACGTGGGAGCACACGTCTTATACGCAGCAAACACACATCTATCGAGGATGTCATGAATAGCTTTGACCGGCTTAACATTTCGTGCCTGCTGAGGAACCTTTTCAGATGCAATCAGACCAGTAGAAGGAATAGGAATACGTAGGCCACCATTGACTGCAATATATTGTCCATGAATCTCAGCTGCTGCAGCAGTTCCAGGAACGTTAGAGAATCCCTTCATAACAGTGTTGTGTCTGTCATTGTAGAACTCTTGACTGATCAACTGAATCGTGTGCTGCATACGAGCATCTGTTCCACCTGATAGTGGCTTAGACTCGTATGAATGAATTCTGAAACGAGATCTGTATGCGCGAGTAGGTCCTCCATCTGTACGAGGAGAATCAAAGTCAACAGTAACAGGAACAGTAGGTCCAATTAAGAACTCATGCGCATTCTGTTCTGTTTCAATTACTAGCTGTCCAGTAAAATAAAACTTACAGATGTCTTCGTATATACGCAGTTCCTTAACATGGAAATTATTAGGAAGATAATTAATTCCATTAATAGTGCAGGAGTTTAAACTAGCTTTTGAAGGTTGAATAGCTGTCAAGTTGTGTTCGCCAATCTAGTAATCGGGTCCATATCCAATTGTATCTGCTGCTGGAACTGTTGTAGAAGCAAGTCTTTCACTTCTGTTCCAACCAGCTTGATATTCTTCTTTTGTTCATTCAGATACTGCTCATAGTCAAAATACTTAACAGGATACCAGAATACTTCTTCTGTCTCTGTCACATTCTCTTTAAGTACGTTAGTATCGTTAACAGAAACTTCTGCTCCAGAATCTCTTCCAGTAATGTGTTTGCGAGCAGAGTTGTTTGCAGACGTTTGTCCTGAACAATGCTGAACGACAATTGCAGTGGAGTTTGCAGTAATCATTTCAGCAGTACCAACTGTAGTATTGTCTCCACCAGATACTGTGAAATCTACGATCTCTCCTGCAGTCATTGTCAAAGGATTGTTGTTAGAAGAGATCGAGAACGAGATGATTCTATTTGTATTAATAGAAATGTCTTCTTGTCTGCGAGTGTATCCTTCAATCTTTAGTCCAATACCCCAAATAGGAGTATAGTACTTTTTCCATTGATTCGGAAGATTATTGTCGTAGTATTCTACTGACAGATTGTTATCGTCAAGACTCCAGTTGTTCATATACAACATCGTCTTTTCCATTGCATTCTCGACAGAACCATACTTCATGATTAACATCTGTTCGAATTGAAAATCGTTCAGATACCACTGATAGTATGGATCAATAATGTCATTTGACATATAGATCAGCCAATCAAGCTGAGAATCGTCATAATAGAATTCTGAGATTACGTCAGATCTTAACTGGTTCTTGATCTCATATGGATAGAATACGTAAGGAGATGCTCTTGGATTATCTACAAGCTTAGCTCTACGAGAAATGTCTCGTATGATCTTATTGTTGTAGATAATGTTCGGTAGATTCTCGAAATATTTTTGTGACATTTACGAAACCCTGAATCGAGAATTTGCATTTCCATTAGTTCCTAATGGATCAGCTGCTGGATCTGTAGGTGCAGGAGTAACACCAGTTGAATAGTTGTACCAGTTCCATGCATCGAATGGATCGTTTGTTGGCAATCCGTTGACTTCTTTGTAGTCTGTACCAGCCTGACTTTCTCTGTCGTCTAACCAGTATTCTAATTCTAACCAGCTTGTAGAAATAACAACCGATTCTACTGGCGATTCTTGTGGTTCTCCACCAGTTGACTTGTAGAATGCTGGATTAGGGTTGCCACCTTCATAGGAAACAGCAAATGTTGTTAGCACTGATGGTTTAAACTTATACAAGTATTTGGTATTAGGAACGAAGAACATTGTGTAGATGTATGGGAACGAAAGAATCATCTTACCAGCAGGTGTTCTCTTAGGTGTCATTCCTCTACGAAGAGCTTGAATGATTCTTCTGATTGTCTGAGCTTCTGCAAAGTTCTTTGGAGAAAGCTTCCATGTGAACTGGAACATTCTGTTCTTAGGAGCAGACATTGTAACGATCTTTGAAACGTTTAGTGTCAATCCTGCAGCTGCGCCAACAACAGAACCAACTGCTGCTGTTCCACCTGCAACAGCTGCACCCATTCCACCTAGTACAGCACCAAGTAGATTGAAATTTGTTTCGTAGTCGACTTCATATGTGTCTGTCAGAGGATGAGGAAGCGGAAGCTTAAACACTTTACGCAGTCTGAGAGTTCCTGAAAGGTTGTTTGACCAATCATTTTCATAGATTACGAAGTGGTATTTTGGAAGATCTGTAGGAAATTTTTCAATTTGAGTTGCCGATGCAGCTCCAACAGCATAGTCAATTTCAACTGGATTGTTTCCAACAATTGGATATCCCGATGTGAAATTCGCTAGCGTGTTCGTTGTTGGGACTGATGCATTGGATAGTCCTGCTGCAATGTGTGGCGGAAGTGGCATACTACCTCTTAAAACGGAGTTGTCTTTTATTTATATAAATATATTGATGAAAGCTTATAAAGGAATATTCTCGCCAGAAAATCCACAGAAGTACAAGGGAAATCCGACAAACATTATTTATCGTTCCCTTTGGGAAAAGAAAATGATGATTTATCTGGATAAGCACCCGTCTGTGATCTATTGGCAGAGTGAAGAACTGATTATACCTTATCGATCGCCAGTTGACGGAAGAGTACACAGATACTTTCCTGATTTCGTCGTGAAGGCTAAGAATAAGAAGGGAGTGATAGAAACTCTGGTAATAGAAATAAAGCCAAAGTCTCAAATGTCTCCTCCTAAATCAAAGAACAAAAAAGTATTGACGGAACAAACAATAACGTATATGATCAATCAGGCGAAATGGGAAGCAGCACGCAAGTATTGCGCAGATAGAAAGTATCAATTCATAGTCATGAACGAGGATCACCTAGGAATCGAATATGGAAAATGATACGCCTAATCCACTAAACTCTAAATCATTCTTCGATAAACTGAAGTTTAGAGTAACTACGTTCGCTGATATGTCGAAGACTGCTCTTCAGAAGTATAAGCAGTATGCAACAAAGCTTCTGAAAAGAAACGTCTCTGGCAATGATGTAATGAATGACTCGTCCCGTCTTATCACGTCAATTCGTCCTCAGGACATTGGCAAGATGATTATGTATTACTATGATCCAAAGTTGAAGGACAAACTTCCATACTACGATAGATTCCCTCTGGTTATTCCACTTGAAATATATAAGGATGGCTTTCTAGGTCTGAACCTGCATTACTTGCCTCCAGAATATAGAGCAAGACTGATGGATTCGCTTTATGCTTCTGTTTATCCAAAGAAGAATACAATTACAGATTCAAAGAAGATTGCGATCACATACAGATTGCTTGCTCAGGTGTCTAGAAACAGACTGTTCGAACCATGCGTAAAGAGATACTTGTATACACATCTTCGCTCTAGATTATTCGTCGTGCCACCAGAAGATTGGGATGTCGCTATATTTCTACCAACTCAAAGATTTAATAAGGCAAATGATGCAACCGTATGGGCTAGCTCATTGCAAAAGACGAGAGGAAGATAATGTCATTCAGCGTTAATGATTTTATGTCGGAACTGAATAGACGTGGCGGTCCTATGAGGACCAATAGATTCAAAGTTGTATTTCCAGCTCCATTTGCTATGATAGGAACAGATTCGGGACAAGTAGGACGCACAATGGAATATTGGTGCGATTCTATCAATTTTCCTGCGTACGGACTTGCAACACATGATGTCAAGAGATGGAGTTACGGTCCAACTGAAAAGAGACCGTTTGCTCCTCTATTCTCACAAATCCAATGCACATTCGTCAATGATTCTAATAACTTGACGTGGGATTACTTCAATCGTTGGATTCAAAACATTATTCCACACGAAGCTGATCATGGAATTAATACTTCTCAAAACGGAGGAGTAGTATATGAACTTGCATACAAACAACAATACGCAACCGATGTTAACTTGATCGTCTATGATACAACTGGATTTCAAACAGTTAATATCGTGATCAAAGAAGCTTTCCCTACAATGATTCCAGACATCCCGCTCGCGTGGGGTGACATGAATCGCATTTTCAGATTCTCAGTGATATTTGATTTTGTCGATTGGTACATTCAACCTAACGTATTACAAGCAGACTGACAGGAGATTATAGATTATGGCACTACCAAAGATTCAACTACCATTTTTTGATGTTGTTATTCCCTCTACAGCAAAGAAGACGAAGATTCGTCCGATGACTGTTAAGGAAGAAAAGATTCTACTAATTGCTAAGCAAGCGAATACTCGTTCTGACCAATTGAATGCGATCGCACAAGTAGTTCATAATTGTTTAGTAGATACTGCACTAAAAACGGAACTAATGCCTCTATTCGATATTGAGTATCTGTTCTTGAAGATCAGACAGTTCTCTGTATCCAATATCGCTAAGGTGTCATACAAAGACAACGAAGATGAAAAGGTATATGACTTCTCAATCGATCTTGAAAAGGTAGAAGTAGATAAGTCTAAGCAAGTACCAGCTACATTCAATCTAACAGATGGCAAAGACGGAATCGTAATTGTTCTGAAGTATCCTTCTCTGACAGACTATAAGACGTACGATTCAATTGAAGATCCTTCTCAGCTAATTGAGACTATGTTGACTTGCTGCATTGAAAAGGTGTTTGAAGGTTCGTCTGCATTCAAGTTTGCTGATGCTACTCCAGATGAAAAGAAGGAATTCGTTCAGTCTATTCCATCTAAGTGTTATGCAGACATTCAGAAGTTCTTTGATGGAGAACCTCGCCTTTACTATAAGATCGAATATAAAAACTCTGCAGGAACGGCTCGAGAAATCGAACTGACTTCGTTAGAGGATTTTTTTACGTTTGCATGAGTCATAATACTCTACCAAACTATTATAAGACGTCATTCTCTCTAACATATGATCATAAGCTAATTTCTATAACAGAATTAGAGAGAATGATTCCTTTCGAACGCGACTTATATGTTGATATGCTCAAAGATGATATGGAACAAAAAGAAGAGCGCAGAAGACAGCAACAAGCAATCGACGACGTTCGAAACAGTAGGAGAAAGTAACGTTGGCTAAAATACCAAGCGGTGCAAAATTCGGCAATCTAATTGGACAGGGATTGAAAAATGCTGCAGAGAACCTGCGCGCATCTGGTGTCAACTCTCTGTACAATGGACCGGCACCTTCTCGTCCCGACACTTCTGTTACCGATAGGCAGCCAACTACTCCCCAAACTACTGACAATACTCCTGTATCATTCAAAGAAATGGTTACAGTTTCGGCTGTACAAGCTTTGTCAAGACAAGGTTTGTTGGGATCTTATCTTGCATCTAAGACTCGTACTGGAATCAAGTATCAGCAAGATGCAAAGAAAGACTTCGAAACTGTCAAAGAAGCTTTCGGAGCTGTTTCCAAAGACTTCTTAAAAACAAATGAAGAATTGAAGAAAGTAAGAACGGACATCTCTGCAACTCGTGATCGTGTGCAGAAGGTGGTTACTTCTGTCAATTCTGTTTTGAAGGGATATTCTAATCGACTTTCTGCAGTAGAAAGACGTTTGACTTCTCTTGAGTCTCGTCAGAAGACTGAGATGATGCGTAATCCATATACGCCTCCTCCTTCACTGATTCAGCCTAGAACTACACCACCTCCTCTTCCTGCTATGTCAACGACTGCAGCAGTAGCATCTGCTGTCGGTTCTGTTGCTTCGGCAGCAGGTAATATAGCTGCAGGGGCAGGTGGGATGGCAGCAATGTCTCGCTTCGGTAATCTATTGAAGAAGCCTCTTGTTGGTGCTCTCGGTATGACGGCTGGTAAGTTGGGGGCTCGATTGATTCCTGGAGTTGGTGCAGGATTAGCGCTTTATGGTGCATACTCTGGATATCAGAAGTATGGACTGAAAGGTGCTGTAACTGGTGCTATTGGAATTGACGATCTAGTTCATGGAGGAGCACAAGCTTCTCCACAACGTCCTGCACACATTAATCCTGGATTGAACTACAGATCTCCTCAGATATCTCCTGAAATTATATACGAAAGAATGCAGTTAGAACAACAGAAGTCTAGATTCCTGCAGTATGGTCAATTACCTCAAGGATTTGAATTTGCACCTGGATATAATGGAACACTAGGAAATCCTTCTAATGTTCGTGCTGGTGGAGCAATGCCTCTGTCAGGAACAGGAAGCTTTGGTGCTACTGGATTTAGTTCTGGTGGCAGATCTTCTATGCCACCTCCTTCTTATCTAGGAGGACCAAGATCATCAGCAGGTGGCGTTTCTTCGGCTGGATCGGCAAGAACGTCATATGCTCCATCTTCTTATACCCCTCCAGCAGCTTCGGCTGGGCCGCCTGCTGCTGCTTCATCTTCCCGTGGATGGAATTCTAATGTAGGAAAATCTACTGTAGATATGCTGTCTTCTGGTTCAATTGATCGTTCTAGTTTTGACGATCAATTGAAAGATCCAAAAGTACGAAATGCACTTGTTGCCCGAGTAAACATTGAAGTTGGTTCACAAGGCGCTCGCTCACAGCAAATGATGATCGAGTCTATTCTGAATAGAGCATCATCTCGTAAATTGTCAATTATGCAAGCTGTCAATAATCATGACGGCTATTATCCACAGAAAGACAATGACAAGTGGAAACAGCAAGCGCAAACGGCGCAGAGAAATGATCTGCATGGATTGGTAGATGTTGTTCACAAGCAAGGTTCTGATATTTCAAAAGGAGCAACAGGAAACGCTTCGGGATCTGTAGGAGTAGGAAGACCAACTGCAGAAGCAGGAGGAGAACGCTACGGCAGAGAGCGCAGCGATGCGAAATGGAATCCTACATACAGAAATAGTGATACTGCAAGTCTTCCAGATCTTAAACTTGTTCCAAAAGAACTTTTAAATTCTGATGTGGCGAGCAGCAGACTACAAGGTATTTCAGGATCAGCTTCAAATGCAAAGGTCGCAGCAACTGGTCCCGGAGCTGGACCTCCAGAGATTCACGATGCATCAAAGGAAGCTGGATTTGGCTTCTCTAAGGGTCGTTTGAATAAGGTGGAAGGTCTTGTTGTTCATCATACAGCAGGTGGTGGAAGCGAGAATTATAAAGGAACGATCAACACCTTTAAACAAAGAGGATATCCAGCTCACTATGTTATGGAGAGAGACGGACGCATTGTTCGTACGCTAGAACCTGGTGCTATGGGATGGCATACACAGAAGGGTGGATCTGGAACTGCTGGAGAAAGGGGTCTGGGATACTCCAATCGTAATACAGAAGGCATCGAAGTAATCGCGAAAGACAATAAGGATTGGACTCCTGCTCAGGTCGAAGCGATGAAGAGATTCCAAGTTTATCATGCTGATCAACACGGATACGATCCGCTAAGATCTACATTTGGACATGGCGAACTTAACAAAGGCAAGCAGGCTGACGAAGGAATGGCGTTTGTTTCGCAACTTCGTGAACCTGGTGCATATGATAAGTGGAAGTCGCAATATTCTGGAAGCAATGTTGATCTTCCTAAGATGGAACAACCCGGCGTTCTTCCAATGCCTCCACAACCTCCTTCTGCAAAACAAGTTGAGCAGAACGGAAAGGCAAGCTTTGGCAACGTCGTTGAAAGTCAAAACCAAGCAGGTGTGCGAAAGCTCCCTCTAAAGGACGAGTTAAAGGCATATCTAGATTACGCAGCAAAGAAGTCTGGTGTTCAATATGAAGTTACTTCTGGTGGACAATCGCGCCGAACAGGAAGACCAGATAGAGCATCAAACCGTCATTCAGTTGATACTCCTGGAATATATGGAGCTGCTGATGGTAAGATGTTTGTTATGGAGAATGGACAAAAGAGATATTTGTCTGTTAACAACAAAGAAGACCTTCCATTAATCCAAAACTTTACTAAGCATTTTGCATCTGTAGCTCCTTCTGCAGGTGTCGGTATGAATTATATGAGTAGAGGAACTGCTTCACAAGGTCAGCTGTTCCACTTTGGAGGACCGAATAAAGCAGGTGACCCTGCAGTTATGTACGAGGGTCGAGATCGAGCAGGTACTGCGTTCGACCACGGGCGCAAGATGTTTGGATCTGATGAAACTAAGGCAGAATTCAACAAGTATCTTGCATCGCTAGAACCAAACAAAGCTGAATTCAAAGGATCGGCTGGATCTCAGCAAGATGGCAAGCCAGTTCAAGGTGGTGTAGCAACATCTCTTGAAAAGCCATATTCGCCAGCAGAAGTTGAAGGACTTGCAGCAAAGGGCAAGAAGTATGCTGAATATGATCCTTCACAGGCAGGTGCAGATGCTACTCGCATCGCACTTGAAAAGAAGGGAATCTCTGCAGTAGCATACAACAGAGGTATGGGAAATCCTGAGTGGGGAGAATCACAGAAGTCTGCCAAGCAAGTTGTTTCTGAGATTGGACAATTGAAAGAAAAATATGTCCATCTAGATAACGCTGAGATGTTTAAAGGTGGCTCTGGAATGAAGTATGAAGACTTCAAGTACATTGTCGACGAATCTCAGAAGATGGGTAAGACTGTTATTCCAAAGAACCCACACTTGAATGACTATCTAGAACGCTATATGAAAGAGCGTCCAGACTTTAAGCCTCCTTATGTTAACGTAGAAGACGTTGGAAAGCTTTCTAAACAGCAGTTCGATTCTCTTGCTAAGTTGAAGCAGCAGGGAGTCGATATCAATGGTCTTGATTGGAAGGGCAATGTAGGTTCAAAGACTGCGAAGGATAACCTAGACAGATTCTCCAAAGAACTAGGATCTGTCACTGTTATGCAGGGTGGTGGAAGCCAGCCTCGATATGATGATAGAGGTGCAGAAACAATTGCAGGACCTGGCGCAACACAAGTTCAGCCAGCAGTTGCTTCTATGCCAGCTGCTCCAACAACTTCTGACGTTGTTGGCAATATGCAGCAAGAACCTCCATCTCGTCTAGGTCAATTCTCACAGACTGTTCAGACGTTTGAGAATCAAGCAAAGGCTGCGGATGCTTCTGTTGGACCTGCTGTTGCAGGAGTAGATAGATTAGGAACAATGGCTGCGACTGCTTCTAAAGTAGAACCAGCGCAACAAGCTCCAGCATCATTTGTAGTTGCTGATCAAGATAATGCTAAGAAGATGTTTGATGGCGAAGCAATTCAGCCACCAGTTGCGGGTGCTCCAGCTCCTGCGATTGAACAACAAGCTGCATCTCCTTCATTGTCACCAGATCGTCCTGCTATTGCTGGTGGAGGAGCAAGTGAGCAGCAAGTAGAAACAAAGGCAGCAGAAGCTGGTGCACAAGCAGGTAAAGAATCTGCACAAAGCTCAGCAGACGTTCCTTCTTCATCTGGTGGTGGTCAATCTTCACAAGAATCTTCGGAAGAAGGTGGATCTGCTCCAAACTTCGGCAATCATCCTGAATCACAGGCACCTGAACAAGGATCTGGTGGTTATGGATCACACGGACGTTGTTACGTATAAAAAAAGGGGGGCCGAAGCCCCCCAGAGTTAAACCGCTTGATGGCGGTGTCTAGTAACAACATCAGTCGTCTTGAAGGTCTTTCAAGATCGAATCAATATCATCATCGTCTGCAGACTCATCTACTTTAGAAGTAGGCGCTTGGCGTGTTCTTCCAGCAGGAGCTGGAGTGGTTGCAGGT